AAGTTGACCATCGAGGAGATCCTCGGCGGCGTCCAGGATCGCCTGAAGCGCGCCGAGGATCTCCTCGATGGTCAACTTGCTCTCACCCCTTCAAGGCGAACCCGGGCACGCGCCCGGAGTAGTTGAGCCCGGCCGTTGGCCGGACGTAGCTCGGACCGGGCCTCGGTCGTCGCCTCGGCGTAGGCCGGGAAGGCAACCGCGGACACGTCGAGCAGGCGGGACACCGACACGTGGGTGCGGGTCTGCGCGGACGAGTCCCATTCGGACTGGCCGGGCAGGAACGCGAACGAGGCCCCGGTGATGTCGCCCCGGTCGACTAGCGTCAGCAGGTCTCGCGAGTAGCTCGTGTCGGCCGGTTCGGCCTCCCACTCCAGCCCGGTCGAGTCGACCGACAGGCGAAGGGTGCCGGCCGACTCGCGGCCCAACAGCCAACGCGGGTCGTGCTCCCACAGGGCGCGGACGTCGGAGTGCTTGAGTGCGGCATCGAACGCGGACGCGGCCAGCCGCTCGTTGCCGTTGTGGCCGAGATCAGCGGTCGGGCCGAACAGGGCCGCGTAGCCGCCGAGCTTTCCGCCCTTGCGGCGTTCCGCGCGGCACTCCACATCCAGCCTCAGGTAGGTCATGCCGGCACCTCCGCGGGTTCGGACGCAGGCGTGGCCGGGCCGGCGAGGACGTCCCCACCGTCGACCGGCGGCAGGTTGCGGATGTGCCGAGCCTCGTTGACGGTGAGCAGGCCGCCCTGGACCTGCTTGATGAGCAGGTCGATCTCCTCGGCCGGCGTGGGCCGCTCCAGTCCGGCGAAGTCGAACTCGACGAAGCGGGGACCGGGCAACAGCCGGGACAGGCGCTGCTCTACTCGGTTAGCCCACGGGCCGAGCACCTGACGGGCGAGGCCACGTTGCTGGGCCTCGATGCCGGTGCCCCAGCTGGTCTGCTTCTCGGTCTGCATCAGCTCGTAGGGCGGCACGCCGAACCAGCGGGCCACCTCTTCGATCTGGAACTGCCGCGATTGGAGGAACTGCGCATCTTCGAGCGACATCGTCCACGGCGTGAACTTGAGCTTGCGGTTGATGACCGCGATCTCGCCCGCGTTCTCCCACCCGGCCGTCTTGGCGTTCAGCGAGTCCTTGATGACTTTCGCTTCGTCTTCGGTGATGTCCTCTTCAGCCGTGACGATGCCCGAGTGCAGGGCGCCTGACGCGAACATCTTGGCTGCCGCGCGGTCCCCGGCGATGGCGGTACCGATGCTGTTGCGGGCCGCCGCGATGACCGACAAGCCCTTGACACCGTCGACCGACATGCTCGCGATCTGCGTCATCGTCGTGGCGTCGAACTCCTTGCGGGTGCCGTCCACCAGCGTGACGGTGAACAGCTTCCCGCCGGGCGCGGACGGCGCCAGCTCGACCGAGACGGCCAAGGGGTGGATCGCAACGAGGGCGGTGAGCGCGCCCGCTCCGTTGAAGACGTGGGCCAGGTAGGCGTTGCCGTGCAGCAGAAGGTGGAGGAGAAGCGTCTCCGTCCACTCGAACGACGTAGGGCCGTCCGGTCCGCCGGGCTCATCGAGGAATGACGAGACGCGGGTACGGGTGCCGTCCACGTCCCGCAGAGTCCGCAGTGGCAGGGACGCCAGAGTGCCCGAGATCAGGGAGCAGGCTCGCCATACAGCCGACAGGCCGAGCGCGGACGACTCCCCCACCTGGACTCCGGCGTAGTTCGGCGAGCCAACGGTGAAGTATTCGGCCAGGACCGGGTCGCTGACCGAGATGTTCCGCTGCTGCCGCCGGGGCCAATGCCATGCCATTTGGATCAAAGTATACGGCGTTTACTTAGTTTACGCTGTATACGTGAGTGGAGAACTTGGCCGCCTGTCAAGCGCGGTCCATCGGGCACTGACTGACGCCTCAGTCAACTCCGAGCCCGCCGCCGAGCTGGCCCTCACCTACGCCGCCCGGGTCGACCTGGATCACGAGCTGCTCGGCGAGCTGGGACCCAAGCTGCTCGTCTGCCTGGACGCCCTCCTGCTCACGCCCAAGGCCAGGGCGGCCGTGAAGGCGGTGACGAATGCCGGGCCAACAGCCTCGCCCCTTGACGAACTCCGAGCCAGACGCGCCGCGCGGCAGCGTGACACCGCGGCTCTGGACGCCCCCGCTTCGTGACCTGACGCCGGAGACGTCGTACGGCTTCGACGTCATCGACTTCGCCCGTGACGTCGTGGGCATCGAGCTGGACTCGTGGCAGCAGTGGGTCATGATCCACGCGGGTGAGCTGCTACCCGATGGCCGGCCACGGTTCCGTGTAGCGCTGATCATCGTGGCCCGCCAAAATGGCAAAACCCTTCTATCGAAGATCTTGACTCTCTACTGGATGTTCGTTGAGCAGCACCCGCTGATCCTGTCCACCAGCGCAACGTTGAGCTACGCCAAGGAGAGCTGGATCTCAGTCATCCAGATGGCCAAGGACAACCCGTACCTGAAGGCCGAGCTGGGACCCAGGGCGGTGCGCGCCAGCATCGGCGAGGAGGAGTTCCGGACGCTGGCCGGCTCCCGATACAAGATCGCAGCGGCCAACCGCCGGGCCGGTCGGTCCCTCACCGTGCACCGACTCATCCTCGACGAGTTGCGGGAGCACCACAGCTGGGACACCTGGAACGCGGCGGTCCACGCGATGAATGCGGTGCCCGGCGGGCAGGTGGTCGCGATCTCGAACATGGGCGACGACACGTCCGTAGTGCTCGATTCGTTGCGCTCCGCGGCCATCGAGTTCATCGAGAGCGGCGTCGGCGATCCGCGGCTTGGACTGTTCGAGTACAGCGCCCCGCCCGGCAGCGACCCCAGCGACGTGGCCGCGCTGGCGATGGCGAACCCGTCGCTCGGCGACCGCGTGGACCCCGACGCGCTGCTGGGTGCGGCTGCCCGCGCCAAGGCTGCTGGCGGCCTCGAACTCGCCGGGCATCTGACCGAGGTCATGTGCATGCGGGTGTCCAAGCTGGACTCGGCGATCGACCCAACTGCGTGGGCCGCCTGCGCGAGCACGACGCCGCTGGACCTGGCCGAGCACCGCGACAAGGTGGCGTTGTGCCTCGACGTGTCGCTCAGTGGGGACCACGCCACACTCGTGGCAGCCGCCGTTGTGGACGGCGTGGTTCACGTCGAGGTCGTGGCCGCGTGGGCCGGGTTCGGCTGCACCAAGGCCCTGCGCGCGGACCTCCCCGACCTAATCCGCGAGATCCGGCCACGGGCGTTCGGCTGGTTCCCCGCTGGACCGGCCGCAGCCGTAGCCGCCGATCTCGCCGACCGTGGCAGCCGGGACTGGCCACCCCGACGCGTTGTGGTGGAAGAGATCAGGGGCGACACCGCCGCCGCGTGCATGTCGCTGGCCGAGCAAATCTCCACAAAGGACCTGCGCCACCCCGATGACCCGCTGCTCAACCAGCACACCGCCAACGCGGGCCGGCTGTGGCGCGGGGACAGCTGGGTGTACCAGCGTCGGGGCGCATCCGCGATCGACGGCGTGTACGCGCTGGCGGGCGCGGTCCAACTGGCGCGGACACTGCCACCCGGACCGCCAGCGCTCGTGGCGCTCTGACTCGCGGACAGAAAAAACAGGTGACGGCGGGTGGTGGCCCGGCTACGGTTGGCAACTTTTCGAGCTACCAGTTGGAGATTCGCTTGGGCTTCGGGCTTGTGCGTCCTGGTTCGCCGGCTGCGAGGTTGCATTCGTTGCAGGTGGCCGCGAGGTAGCGGGGGTCGTCGCCGGTGACGGAGCGACCGAGGATGTGATGCACCACCGTGGCCTGTCCGGTGCAGCCGGGCAGGATCAGCGTGCACCTGCCCCCGTTGCTCATCTGGTTGGCGAGGAGCACAGCCGCACGGGTGCGACGCCATGCGGCTGTGCTGCCTTTGGCCCATGCTCGACTCACTGCTTCCCCTAGCAATAGCTGCTGGTGCAACTACTTGAGCAACAGGGTGGAGGCGTGGATCAGCGAGGTGAGCACCACCACCGCGATGACGGCCAAGTAGATGTAGGAGGCTCGGACGACGGAGCGGCGCATGCGGCGTCGGCGTTCGAGGAGGGCTTGGATGTCGTCGTTCATCGCGCGGTCCCGCACGGCTTGCAGGTGCGGCTGAAACGGTCGCCCGTGGTGGCCCAGCTGGTCTTGTACGGCTCGGGCTGCACGGTGATGTAGTAGCCGGGGGCGGGGACGCGGCAGTGCGCGGCGCGGTGGGTGGTGTCGCCGGGGGCGAGGCCCTTGTCCGCGCCGTGGCTGTGCCAGCGTCCGCAGTTGGGACAGATGACCCTCAGGTCGGAGCCGCCTCGGGTGAGGAATCCGGCGAGGACTCGGAGGCCGTTCTTCATGATGATGCCTTCCTAGACATGGATGATCATTGACTTTGTCCCACGTGTCCCATGGGACTCCCATGGGCAGCGTGGTCGTCCCGCCCAGTCCCACACCCCTTAGGGGTGGGACATGGGACAGTGCCCGGAACTGCACTCACAGGGCACCGTCCACGCCCACGTGTGCGAGCCGGTAACGCGGGTAGCGGCCGGTAGTGTCGACCTCGACGACCTTGGAGTGCTCCAGCTCTCGGAGGTTGCGGTAGAACGTGGTCTTGGGCGCGACGACCTCGATCAGCGAGCCGGCCGGGACCCAGTTGGTCCCGTGGTGATCCGCCCAGATTCGGGCCATCTTGAGCGCCGCAGCCGACACGCCAGTCCCCGCCGCTCGGTTGGTCGGGTCCTGGACGGCCAGGACCACCGACTCCGCCATGGGCACCGCTCGCAACTCGATGTCGTCCCACTCGACGCCGTCCTTGCTCTTCTGGCACTCCAGCTTGACCCGGTCTTCGTCCTTGCTGATCTTGATGATGGTCGACACGGCACCGTCGACTGTGGTCGCGCCTCGACCTGTGTCACCGTGCCGACCGATGTGGTG